CGGAATCCAAAAGGTAGAACATCCTGCGGTACATCCCCATTCTCAACAGTTAAATTCATCTGAATTCGAATTCGCTGTGAGACATTGGGATATTTTCCTGATATTACTAGACGTCTTTCGTCCGGATCTGTCTGATCAAAGTCATAACGGACTTTTTTGTCACCAATTTGTCGTGCGACATATCGATCCGAGTTAGGATCTAGACTACACTCAGGATAACGCTCTAGAATCTGTGTATTTGTATCTGTATCACCAAATGCACGAACCTGTACTTCAAAAGTACCAAATTTTTCATTTGGATCAGTGGACGCATGAAGATTAGCAATAGAGATTTTAAACTTGTTGTTGGCGTATGCGCCATCTGTTAGCGTCTCAAAGTGAAACAGATCATATTCCCTCGAACCGTACGGCTGAGAAATAAAACTAGTTGTTCTCGGCGTAGTATACCTTGTATCAAATCGACCGTATATACGTGTGAAGGGCAGTGTACTATCACCGGAAGTTGCAGATGTATTCGCAGATCCGGAGGCGATGCCAACTACTTGCGATAATGTTGAAGCGAGATCATCCTCAACAGCAAAATCCTGATATAATAGATGCTCTTCCTCTTGGAATTTCAACGGGTCTGTATTTAATACTTTTCCAATATAAGCGCTGTCCTCAGGATCAAGAGAGGCACTTACAATTCTGACGCCTGCTGTGGAATCATCGAATCCGAAATTCTTTCCGCCTGCAGAAGAGCTGATAACTAATTTGAAATATTTGGCTTTAGTCAGTGGTGATCCGCCAATAGCAGCTGCTGTTGTGTTATCAGCTTTTGTGTTGGCTATAGAATAAAAACTTCCTGGTGCCAATATTTTGATCATGGTTCCGGTGGCTGTCAGAATTACTCCTCGCACCAAGTTGGCGGTTTTTGTAACTTCACCACGAACAAAATTGAAACTGCTGTTGTCAGTAAAGGCTGGATAGCCAGCAGCCTCTCTTTGCAGCACTGAGTGTTGTGCTACAATCATCTGAACCATGCCTTGCGATCTTCCAATTGACGCACTATCATTTATTTGTGTCCCTGAAATCACAAAACCGGCATTTTTAACAGTCCCTTTTATATCAGTATTACCAATGTCAGTTTCCGTTTCATTGGCTCCAGCGCCCAAAACGCGCATATAAGTTAAGGCGGTACGATGATGCAAAAATTCTTCGACGGCGTAAGGACCGAACCGATTTGTATCAAGGGTACCAAATTTAGTTTCAAAGTCATGGAAAGACCCGACTGTCACAGGAACGAATGCGGGACCACGTAACGCGGTACCTATGACACCAGCCGGTGTGCCGCTCGGCGCTACTGTTCTCGCCGATAAATCAATTTCCTGCTCAAAAAAGCCGGGTGAACGAAATGTTTGCTCAGCCATTATATCTCCTAGATCGATCTAACCCTTCATTAAGTATCAAGTCCAGAACCAAAAATTAGAGATTGGTTTGTCTTGTGGCATCTTCTAACATTCATTTAGGTTAGACCTAATAAATCCTCTTTCAATACTGTCTCCCCACTACGTCGAAGTCGACTTTTAACGAAGACCCTTCTTCTAACCCTCTGCCCTGTAAATGGATCAACAGCTAACTCAATTGTTTGTGCATTACTATCAGTTGTCGTGTTTCCTACTTTTGCAACAGGTGTACCACCAATTTCCTTACTAGCATTATTGGTACCTATTGCCTGACCTGGTACAGGGCCATCAATTGTTCTAAGTGCATCCAGTATATGACTCTCAGGATTCCCAGAATTAACCGCGGCTGGTGGGTTTTCTACATAGCTCTCATTGAAAATATCAGCATCAAAGGATAATGTCGGAGCTGAATAAAATTTTCTCAATCTGTTTTGAGATCCCGGATAAACATTTCCCACAATATAAGCTGGAACAGTCACTTCAAAAGAGTAACGGATAAGTCTTTCACTGTCAGTAAAGTCATCAAAATTATTTCCAGGTGTAAGAGAATCACCCATGTAAGCAACAAACCAGTACCCCTTTGCTGTCTCAAGTCTAAATGTTCGTTGCGAATAAGATTGATATAGTGACATCATTGCCATCAGCATATTATTCATCTGTTGTGTATACTGTGTCCAAAATGTCACCTCATAAGTAGCTGTATAATATTTGGGCGGAGGCATTGTGATGATTTCAAAAATATTTTTTCCCAAACTTGTCTCTAAGACTCTGCCTTTTTGAGTGTCCATACTAGTTTTAGAGCCACCACGCCGAGTTGCTATTCGTCCAGGTAAACTTCCTGTTTCAGCAGTTGGCCAATTAGGTCGAGCTTCACCTGATACAAGATCATCAGATGCCTTAAAAGATTGTCGATTTACTAGACGTTGGTAAAGTGGATCTTCCGAAGAAATTTTCTTCTTAATTGTTACCGGTAAATTTTGAGCCGAGCCGGCTCCTATGGTTGGAGACTGAGTAATTCCTGTTCTCATTATAGAAATTAGTGGCAAAATAATTGCACCACCTTTATCCCGCAGAGGCTCTTTACGTCTCAGCACAGCAAATCTTTCCCCTGAGGCAAATATTACGGGCACACGACGGTTACCCTCCTTGTGGCGATACACAAAAGGTAGCTGTTTGTCAAATAAATTGAACAGAGCTCTGTCAGTATCCTCAATTGTACAGCTCGGTATTTCCAAATCAGTAGGGATAGAATTACCTTGTTGAACCTGTGCCTCTGTGAGTTCTGTTTCATCTGTTCGAATTGACATGATTAATCACCATAAAAAGAAGAATCTGTAGTACCTATTTCATTCTTAGATTTATTCCCACCCTTGGTCGAAACTTCTGATGGACCTGTGATCGGTTTAGTCAGAATTCCCTTCTCTTGCAGGGAACGCGTATCACCGGTCTCGCCCAGTCTATTATTTTCTAATCCTCTTTGTTGCACAAATGTCTCTTGTACTGCATCAGCATCTGAATAAGATTCGCTGGTCGGCCCATTAGGTATTCTATCAATTAATCCTCTGCGCGCCTGTTTGCCCACAAGTTTTAAGCCTACAGAATGTTCAATTTGACCGTACACAGTGCTCTCGATAATAGCACTTGTGATTTCAAAAAATGTGTCGCCGTAACTAAAAAAATCACCTTGTTGTGGGTTAATATTTCGATCTAACAAATCACGTTCATGTAGAAAAATATTGATAGAATATATTTCCTCACCACCGAAACGATTTGTAGAGATAGCTGTCGGTTCCCATTCAACTCTGGCCTCTATCTCAACAGGTGGGTCAAAAACTTTATTGGGAGCCTCCTCATACACATCATGAATTTGTGTAAGATCTTCTCTCACACGATAATAAAAGATCTTTTGACCCACGACGTCTTTTATGATCTCCTTGGTGAGATCGGATATCAGATCAATTTCTCGAGGCGTTACAAACAGACGCGACATAATTTAGCCCACAATAATTGCCCGACCATTAGGAATCGGGATGTTTTTAAGAATACGGGTGAGATTTTCGCTGGCGGTAGCCTCGTCCTCCAACATCTTACTGTAGGTTAATTCTTCTAACATTTCAGCCAACTTAGTTTTAAGATTAGTTTGATCTTCTCTTCCTTGACTTATTAGATCAGTTCCATTTAATGTTAGATCAGCTCCAGGAATAGGTACTGTTGAAAATTTTGATCTGATCAGACCTAATATCTCCTTGCTCAGTGCTAGAGCATACTGTCTAATCCACTGTCGACCGATTGAATTTATCAATGAGTAAGTCAAGTTTCCAAATGGTACATTTGAAAGATTACTAACACCATAAATTGTAGAATCATCATAAGAAGGTTTCATGGGATCAGGTGAGAAAGCGACTCTTATCCATATTTTTTTAGGCTTTACAGGATCGCCGGTGGGCGTCGGATAAACTCGTATCTTGGTTCCAGTAATTCGATATGAATAATTGCTCCTCCGAACTCTCGTAGACATATCCAACATGCCGCCCCGAAGAACATCCTCAAAAAGAGGAAGTATGTAAAATATAGTCTCTGGTGTATAAGACTCAAAAGCAAACTCGTTAGCCAAATAATTCACCGCACTAGTTGTGTCAAAGAAGCGGTACGCATTTGAGGGACTAAAATGAAAGACTTCCATAATTTTCATTCTAGTCTGAGGAGAATTTAAAGAATTGCTAAAAATTGTATTTCCATCTGCGTCTTTCAATTCTGTGTAAAGATCATAGTCCTGCTTGTTTTTAGTAATATCAATTGATCCGGATATTGTGTTATATGATCCTCCCAAACCCGCATCCATTGCGTATGGCTCTGCTCGTCGAAGCATAAACTCAAAATTCTCTCTAGGGAACCTCTGTTCAGAACCAGACATCGACCCCGTTGAAGACCCAACAAGATTTGCCAATTGGGATTTAGCTTGATACTGATTTATAATAGAACCATACTCACAAAATGATTCTTCAAATGTAGCCCAAATTTGCTTCTTAGTCAATTCGACACTAAGAATATCATCTCCTAGTTTTCGTTTGACAAATGTGATTAATGAGTCGGCTTCTGTTTGAAAAATTGTATCAGAATCAAAAAAACCGAAAGGTGTTGGACTAGTTGTATTAGCAAAGGTCGCCATGATCAAACTCCATCATGGCTAAATATCAAATTCACGCCTATTAAAACTGAAGTTTGAAACTAACCTCGCCTTCGGCATGTAGCCCTGGCCTGTGTTGCTTCCGGGGATTTTGCCGGTGGGGTTGCAACTGATTCTATATTTTCGGAAACCTTAGCTTTGGCTGTTTTTGAAGTAGTAGTTTTTTTTGAACTACTCGAACCTGTTGCCTTCTTGGTTGTTTGGGTTTTCTTAGCTGGGGTTTTTTTAGTTGTAGTTTTCTCGTCAGGCATTTTTTTATCCTATAAAATTTAAGAGCCAAATTGAGGCTGCCATACAAAATTGAACCACAGCAAATATTGTTATTGCTCTGATTCGAAAAGTCTTGAGCTCTTCAATACTAACTATAAGGTCACGAATCTGTGTAGGAGAAGCAATTTCATCAATTTTTTCCTTCCATAGCTTCATGTCTTCAATTTTGTCCTCACGAACCTGCATTTTTGTTAATTCCTGCTTTACTTCTTGTAATTCTACTTTCAGATTATCAATTCCGTCTGCTAGTGTCTCTAGCTCTTTCAAAACAAGACGTGAATACTCATTCCATCCATTTTGATTTCCAGAAGACATTCATTCTACCTCTGCTTCAGTCAGTAGTAAACGAAGTCGACTAGCAGTGAGCCCTCTTTCAGAAATCTTATGAATTTCTTTATACTGGCCTCGGCGATCGGCTGTTATTTCATGAATATTTTCTAGACATGAGAGGATTACAGCATTAGAAGTCACATCCCAGGCGATCCCTGTTACTCCGGCGATCTCACCATCCATGTTATGCCTAGGAATTAATTTTGCGTAATACACACCTTCTTCTGACTTCACAAAATAGTCTACACACTCTCCTAGGAGTGCTTTTTCATGGTTTTCCAGTGATATCTTTTTTATAGTTGGGCAAAGAAATAATTCATTGAGTGTTGATGCCTTTTGACACGCAAACCCATTGCCTCGCTGAGAGATGATCGTTTTATCTTTAGTGATTGCCCAAATTGTTACTGGGATCGGGAAATTATTAAAAAAAGACTCAAAGAGTTGAACATCTCTCCTAATTTGTTCATCGCGGTCACCGAGCTCATCCACGAGATTCTGGAGACGTTCTAGGCCTTTTCTGGCAATATGATCACTCATGCTTTATAACTATCTGCCTTAAAGCATCAATGCAATTTCTCTTCTACAGTGTTATAATGTAATAGCCTAGACATGCTAGTCATTAGATCATCATCTGTGACGCTTTTTTTGTCATAGGTGGGATTGATCAAGCTATCATTTACATGATCAAAAAGAATATCTAGAGATCACTCAGATTACATGTATAATTGTATCGATCAATGGTGTTTTTAAAGTAACTTTTTACCTTATCCCGAAACCTTTGAGTGTAATAATTTGGGTAAGGTACCTTCGATTTTCTTTGTGATGATTTAAGCCGCGGAAGGTCTGTAATTTCCAATGTAAGCTTTGAACAGAATTCACAGAAATCACTCTGTAAATTTTCATACTGTAGCATA